AAACTACCAAGCAACTCCAGCAGCTTCGCTTGGAGGAGATGGTTAACCTTGAGCAGATTGAGGCTCGTAAGTTTGATGCTCAAAGCCGGGTGCTTCAAGTCCAGACTGAGCGTGAGATCGCTATGCTTCAGCTTGCAGCCCGTAGTGAAGCAGATCGAGCCAAGGTCATTGCCCAGCTTGAGAAGCAGAACATGGCGGATGAAACCGAGCGGTTCCTTGCTGGTATCTCGGCCGCTGAAGGTGCTTCGGAACGAGCACTCATGCGCGAGGAAATGCAACTCAAGGCTAAAACAGGATCGGGTGTCTAATGGCAAAAGAGGTGGATGGTCATTACGTTGACCCTGATAGCGGAACCTTCCGGTGGATCAAAAAGCTACTGGAAGAACATGAGCAGCAAGTGGTAAACGCCGTCCTTCGGGACGGCGACCAGTCTTACACCGACAAGTTACGGGGACGGTGGACTGAGATTAACAATCTAAAGAAGGCACTTGAAAAAGCCTACTAACTCCCCGTAACCGTCCCCAGCCGCCCATTCGGGCCGCTAATCAAAGAGGATCACAAGAAACATGAGCGACACTATTGACAACCAGACTGAACAACAGTACAATCAGCCCCAACCTGACAATAGCGGTGATCTAGAAAGACGCTACACCGAACTCCAAGAAAAGTACATCGGAGCGTTGTCTTCGGGTAATCAAGAAGAGATCGAGAAAGCGGAACGCGAAGTCAAGATTTTTCTAGGGGATGCAAAGCCCGACAGTGAAGAAGCACCGAGCGCGACTGGTAGGCCGGAGACACCTCCCGCCGATAACACCATTCAGCCTCCGGATGCCGAAGCTAAGACCGAAGTCATCAGTAAAGAGGGGACAGATGAGAGTCCGGGTGCCAAGGATGGCGCCAATTCCCCGAGTGGATCGACCGAGGACTGGCTCAACTCCCTTACGCCAGATGTTCGTAAGCTTGTCGAAGAGCGACTCGAACAAGAACGTAAAGCCCGTGAATACCACGAGCAACGTTATCGCTCCGTTGTGGGGCGAGAACCTACGTTCCAAAAGAAATACGCGGAAGAAAAGAAACTCCGCGAAGAACTTGAACAAAAGCTCCGCGATGGAGCGGTTAGCCAGCCGTCGAACCCGACCGCTACTCCAGCTAACACGCAGACCGCGACAGCCAAGAAGATTCAAGAACTCAACGAGAAGATCGCAAAGCTTCGTGGTCCTGACCCAGAGCTAGCCGATCTACTCGAAACTACGCGAGACGCGCTCCTCGAAACCCAGCAGCTGATGGCTAGCTCGGTTCCGAAGGTTGATATGTCTGCCGTGGAAGAACTGAAGGTTAAGTTGGCAGAGCAAGAGGAGGCTCGTCTCGTTGAACAGAGCCGCTTCGAGCTTGAGCGTCAGATGCCCGGAGCCCTTGACTTCATCGACTACGTTGATCCGAAGACTAAGTGGAGTCCTTGGCAGCAGTTCCTTCAGGAAATGCCAGAGCATCTTCAGCGGTGGTATCAGGCTGACCCTTTCAGCCCGTCTGTCCACAAAGAGCTTCTGAAGAACTACTACCCTGAATGGGCAAGCCAGTACAACGCAGCCCACGGTTACGTCCAGCAGCAACAGCCCACTCAGCAGCCATCCCAGCCCGAGGTTGATCCTCGTGCGGCTCAAGTCCAGCAGGCCCGGCAGGCGCGCTTGACTACGAGTGCTGCTCAGCCTGCTAGGAGCGCGCCTCCCCCGCAACAAAAACTAAGCCTCGAAGAGCGTCGAAAGAATCCGCCGCCTTACGGCAGTCCCGAGTACGAAGCCCTCGTTGCCGAGGTAATCAAAGCAACCCAAGAGGGTAAACTGTAATTCAATCTATCAAGGAGGATAGAAAACAATGACCATTAATCAGGGTTTCCTGACTCTCAATAGCGCCAGCATTCAGCAGCGCGTTGATCTGTACGCTGTGCCCAAGGCTCTTGCCCACGCCCAGCCCCAAGTCATGCTGGACAAGTTCGCCCAGAAGACCCCGCTGCCCCGTAACAAGGGCGAAAACATTGTCTGGAAGCGCTATGTGCCGCTGGATGTTGACACCAACACCCTTGTGGAAGGTGTTACCCCCGCAGCCGATAATTTCCAGATGGAAACTGTGTCGGACAAGATTGACCAGTACGGCTCGTATATTCCTGTCACTGACAAGATGTATGACCTTCACTCGGATGTTGGTCTGAGTGACATCGGTACTCTGCTGGGCGAGAAGATTAAGACCCAGAAGGAACTGGTCGCTTGGCAGACCTTGACCGGCGGTACTCAGGTTATCTATGCCGGCTCGGCCACGACTCGTGGAACGGTTGAAGACGTTCTTCAGCTTGCCCAGGTCCGAAAGGCCACTAACCTTCTGGCCAACAACCACGGCAAGTTCCTGACCAAGATGATCTCTGGCAGCCAGAATCAGGCCAGCGAGCCGGTTCCCGAGGCTTACGTGGCTGTCGGTCATCGTGACCTCGACGCTGATCTCCGTGATCTGGACAAGTTCATTGAGTACCAGCGCTACGGTAATCCGGGTGCTCGCCTGAACCAGTATGAGATTGGTCAGTGCGAGGGTATCCGCTTCTGTCTCACCCCGCACCTTGAGCCGTTCTGGGGCACTGGTAGCTCCACCACCACGGGCGTTCGTTCGCGCGATGGTGCTGCGGTTGACGTGTATCCGATTGTCGTGATGGCTGAGGATTTCTGGGGCACGACTACGCTTGCCGGTGCTAACGATATGAAGATCACTGTGGTTCCGCCCGGCACCGCTGATAAGACCGACCCGATGGGTCAGCGCGGTTTTGCGTCGTACATCTACTACTACTGCGCAACCCGACTCAACGAGCGTTGGGGTGTCCGTATCGAAACTGCGGCATCTGAGTAATCAAAGGAGGACACACTAAATGGCAATCTATACCTCTGAGCTGATGGCGAATGGCGGCCTGCCTATCTCCGGCTCGCAAGAAGGCGCTATTGTTGCGCAGACCGCTAAGATCACTATTCCCGCAGGTGTTGCTGCGGCTAACACGGACGTTTTCCGATTCCTGCGTGTTGACCCGAGCCGTGCTCGGATTCTGCGCGTTCGTTTCGAGAACGATCAGCTGGACTCCTCGACGGGTGTGACTGCTACGGCTGGTGTGACCGCCATCCGCGCAGTGCGTAATCCGCGTAAGGCGTTCAATGCCTCGACTAACCCGTACCTCTCGACCTCCATTTCGGCTGATCGTTCGGAGTCGTTTGTGACTGGTACTGCGATGCAGACCAATCTGCGTGCTGCTGGTCGTACCATCACCAACACGGTTCCGACCGGCGCTAAGCTCGCGGAGCTGGACGGTATTTTCGATCTGGCGCTGACGCTGACCGCTAACCCGACGACTGCTGTGACCACCGCTCGTGAGTTCATTGTCACGATTGAGTACACCGCTCCTAGCGAGGCCCTTGGTCAGTTCTCGGGTCAGAACGTCTATGACTATCTTGATGATAGTTCTGGCGCGTAAGTAGGGAAGACCTCGCCACAAGGACTAGTGGCTAACATAAGATGAGGGGAGGGGGAGGCTAAACACCTTCCCTTCCCCTTTTCTTTTTCAAACCTCAAAATGGGCCAACAACAATGGCCTCGTTTCCATTAAGGAGATCACACATATGAGTAACAAGACTGTTAACCTGAACGGTAAGACCTTGGCTGAGCTGAAGAAGATGGCACAGGCCCTGAACATCTCTGGTCGCCCCACTTGGGGTGAAGAGGATTATCGCCGAGCTATTGTCAATCGCCAGAAGAACAAGGTCGTGGCAAGTGTCGTCAACGACATGAACACCCCCATTCCTCCGGGCTTCGCCCGCATCTCTATTGCCGAGACGGACCAGAATGGCAACGACACCCCCGTTCAGTGCCTTGTGAATAAGTTTGCTACGATCATCCCGCGAGGCGTGATCGTGGATGTACCTGTAGAGATTGTTGACGGTGCTCTCAACGATTGCACTGATTGGATCACCAAAGAAGTAATCGATCCTGCCACTGGTCAGAACACTGATACGCGAATTGAAGTTAAGGCGATTGCTTTCCGAGAGTACAACCGCAACCCCGGTCCTTCGGTCATCAAGTCGCTACTTACCGAAGAAAAGCTGACTGTTCGCAACCAGTATCTTGCTTTGTACGGCCGCTGGCCTACTCGTAAGCAGGAGGCCGAGTTTGCAGCTCTGCTCCGCGAGAAGCTCGGTGATGCGCGTCTTGATGCATTTATCGAAGCCCAGCGCCAGCGTGAGCTGGAGAAGGCCAAGGTCGAAGTGGAAGCCGCCATGGCCCACATGGACGTGGTTGAGAGCGCTCCGCGTAAGCCCGGTCGCCCTAAGAAGGTTGAGTTCAACGACTCGGAAGAAAGCTAACTAACTAGGAGGATAACGAGAGGCGATGGCAACTTTTCTAGAACTTGTCAACAAAACAATTAGATCGGCTGGTGTGGAGTTGGACGAGTTGCTTGTGGGTGACTTCGCCTCTCCCTCCGACCCACTTCAAGCTAAGTTCAAAGAGTGGGTAGCCGATGCTTGGTTCGAGGAACAACTGTCCCGAAAGGACTGGGAGTTCACTCAAAAGCTAGGCCAGACTGACATCAACCCGCGTGTGTTGATTGTCGATGGAGATCACCCCCACACCACTATCGTGGGGGCTACTTTCGAGGGAGACACTTCTGGATTTGAGTTGACTGTCAAAGCAGTTGACATTCTTTCCGGTAGTTTCAACGCTGGTAACGCTCAGGCCATTCTTGACCTTGAGCCCCTCACCTCTAACAACTTCATCCCCGGTGAACTGTTCGATGAAGTTGACCCCGACCCCTTGAATGTGAATGTGTTCAAGGTGCGATGGGAAGCGTATTACGACTTGGTCACGGATACGACAGGCAGCTACGAAGTCAGCAAGTCTTCGTTCTACATCGTTGACCCTGAGACTGGAGCGGATCGTAACCGTCTCAAGTGGATTTCGTTCGAGGAATACCAGAACATAGCAAACCAAGGCACGGGGTACTTCGGAACTCCGACGTACATTGCCGAGACACCTGACGGTCACTATACGTTCTTCCCTCGCCCCAACAAGCGTTACCGCTTGACCTTTACGTACACAACTATCCCCCAGACGCTTGTAGACGATGACGATGAACCGGCATGTCCGGTGGAATATCACGACGTTATCGTGTATCGAGCCTTGATGAACTACGCAGACTACGACGAGAAACCTCAAGTGTTCGCTCGTGCCGAGCGTAGGTACAACTTGTACAAGAACCGTCTTAACGTCAACAAACTACCTGAACTGAAGTGGGGTGCTAACCGATATGAGGAGTGTCAATTCTAAAGTGAACCCTCCGGTAGAACTGGAGAATGATGGGATCACTCTTAACTCCGGTCTTGATCTGGTGTCCTCCAACTTGATGGTGGACAAGGGTGCCCTTCGGGATTGTGAGAACTTTGAGGTTGTGGATCGACTCGGCTATCAGACGGTAGCCGGGTTTGATCGGTTTGATGGATCACTCTCCCCGGATCAGGTTGAGTTTTGGACGTTCCCCGTGGAGACGGGTGACGGTGTTCCTAGCGTTGGGTCGGTGTTCCAAGCAGCCACGGGTAGCCCCAACTACGGTGTTACCGTCGCGACGTTCACCGACGAAGACGAGGTTGATTGGGTTATCTACGCACGGTTCGATGCTGACTCGGTTGTTCCGGCTGGCACCATCTTGCGTGAGATCGCAGAAGGACTGGTGCTGCCGTTTACTGCTGCGGCTACTGCTGTCAGGTATACGGAATCTCCGATTGTCCCAACGGGAGACAACGCCGAAGACATCTACGCAGACTTCCAGACTTGGAACGCTATTCTTCGTAGCCGTGTGGATGCCCTACCTTCCCAGCCCATCGGTGCTCACTGGTATCGTGATCGACTGTATGTGGTGGCTGACGAGCTACGGCTCGGGTTTGAGAACGCGGGTGGTGTAATCGCTGGCACCCCGTCTGTCACAGTTCGTATCGAACCCAATATGATCCTCCGTAACCAAGATAATACGTTTTGTTGCCGAGTTTTGAAAGTTACTGTTACCAGTCCTGACCCTGTAACCAATTCGGACTGGGCAGCGGGTACTGTGGATGGTGTGTTTCTTGTTGAGCCCCTTCCGTTCTACAACGGCCTTACTCTGGTCTTCAACGGCACCCCTCCGACCAGCGGATTGTTTGACGTGTTAAAGGAAGTCCCTGATGCGTTCAACTGGAACTCAGGCTCCAACGAGTATTTCACCTCGTTGTTCACTGCACGAGCATTGACTGCAAGTGATCCGGTCCCTGACTACGCCGGTTTGTGGCGTTCCAAGAGCGAGCCGACCGCTGGTTGGGAATACATCGAGTCTGGTTGGAAGGTCAACTACGAGGACGGCACTGACCAGTTCGGAGAACTGACCCGCATCACCCGAGCCATTGATAACAACTTCTCGTATGCGTCAGACTCATCTGACACCACGGGATTGAATGGTCAAGCAGTCAGCTTCTTCAACGGGTTCTCCGTACCCGGCGAGGTGTCAACTGTCCGCCCTTCGGGCCTACGTGCCCGCCCCGGTTGGCGAGACACCAACGACCTGACTGTATTTGCAACCACCACAGAAGCCCTTGAGACAGCCGATACGCGCTTCC